GTCGACGCTAGCCGATCGACCTGGGACAGCATGATCCAGGAGTACGGCGGTCTAGTGCTGCTGCGGCAGCACGGAATCCCCGACCGGTGGGCAAGCGCAATCGTGGGGCAGTTCACCGCCATGGAGCGTCTCGGGCAGGCCAGCAACCCAACGGACCGCAAGGCTTTAGTCTCCGCGATCAGCCCTGACACCGGGGCTGAGTTAGACCCGATCCCGAGCGAGCGTGACACGCTGTGCCGTCTCTACCTTAACCCGGACGGCAGCCCTGTGCTCGACGTCGCCGGCAATCCGCGAGTACGAGAACTGCTCAAGATCGTGGCCCCCCCGGTACCCGTTGGTACGTCTGACCCCGAGCTATACTGGAAGATCACAGTGCGTGGTACAGTGGAGAAATCGTGAGTTTTGACCCCGCCTTAGACCGTTATGAGGAGATACTGGTCAGGCTGGAGGCCATTGGGCAGGGGTTATCCGGCATAGCGTCCGTCTGGCGCAACCATGGACCGGCGCAAACGGGACTGCTTGGAGTGCCGCGTCCGGCATTCCTCCTCTATGATGGTGGCGGTGCCAAACTCACGCAGGATGTCAAGCGGTTCAAATCTCAGAAGATGCCGCCAACTATTTGGTGCATGCGGCCCCAGATAATGATCCTGTTAGAAAACCGCGACGCAGTCGACAACCTTTACGTGGACGCGACTTACAGCCCGATCGGCCCAGACCTTTCGGGCTGGAAGGAAAAGATCAATGCGGCGGTCACTAATGATGATGTGCTAATCGATTTGGTCACGAGCGATGGTACTCATTTCCTGAGTTCGTTCGAGACCGACGCCAAGGTAGGTCGAACCGTAGGAGCCTATGGCGCATGGCTCCTGATGCTGTATGAGTTCTACTACCCCTATTTCCCACCGCGCTAACTGAGGAGAGGAGAAAAGGAGCAGGCACGATGGTCGCGCCTCATGAAGTAAGTCCCAATATTGGTAACTATGTGGTGGGCCGCGGCATCGGCTACGTCAAGCTCGTCGCGCCCAGCCTCAACCCGGACAGTGCGTACGTGGACGCGGGCAATATCACCGAGTTCACGTTCCAAGTGAAACCGACCCGTCTGGAGCACTACAGCAGCCGCATCGGTGTCCGCAAAAAGGACCTCGTGGTGGTGACTGAGGTCGCCGCAACCCTCACCATGGTCATGGAAGAGTTCACGGCACGTAACCTCGGGTTTGCCTGCCTTGGTGCATCGGCGAGTTCGCCCCCCGGCACGCATACGATTAGCATCCTGTCGGAGCCGCTGATCTATGCCGCGTTTAAGTTTGTGTCCACCAACGTGGTCGGGCCGCAGTGGACCTATGAGTTCCCACTGTGCCTGTTCACTCCCAACAAGGCCGTTTCGCTATTGCCGCAGGGCAGTGGGTCGTGGGGTCAGTTGGACTTCGAGGTTGACGTACTTTACGACGATGTTAGCGGCACATTCGGTACCGCATCTGCAACGGATATCTTGTCTCCGTAATACCCCACCCAAACATAGATGCCGAACTATCTTGACCATATGAGGAGAAACTATGAGTGCAATGCTATCGCTGAACGATGTGCTACCGCGGCACGAGCGGGTGAATGTCGGCGAAGGAGAGATTGACGTATTTGGGATCAGCGGAGAGGACATAGGGGAGATACTCCGGCGGTACCCCAACGCGATTAACCAGATGTGGGGCTCGCAACCCATCAACATGGAGCCAGGACTACTGGGCGCCCTCATCGCCGCTAGCCAGCGGACGCCTGAGGGCGCCTCGTCGTATCTGGGAGACGAGGGGATGGAGAAAAAGGCCCGCGCGATAAGCGCCTACGACCAGGCCAGGATCATGAAGGCCATAGGTAGGTGCACTTTTCCGGAGGGCGTCGGCCCTTTCGTCGAGGACCTCGAGTCAATGTCCGCCTCGCTGACGGAGGCGGTGGAGTTGGTCGTTCAAGTCGTTTCAAGGGCTCGGGGTACAGCATCGCCGCAGACGCAGAAGCCCTCGGAGCCGCCACAAACCCCGCCGTCTGGCGACTCACCCCCAGACAAATGAACGCGTTTCTATTCATCCGCAGTAAGCGCCGGATAGCCGAGCGCATCGAACTCGCGGGCACGATACGTGCCGCGAGTCTCAAGCCAGAGGATTACAGACGAGCAGTAGACAGCTGGGCCAAGGTGGCCGAGATCAACATGAGATGGGAAGATTGACATGAACATGGAAAAGGTATGGAACTTCGCCTAAGTCTAGAGGGCGAAAACCTCGGCCCCTGGGCCAAGATGAAGATGGACAAGTTGGGCGGCGTCGTGCGCGAGAGCATGCGCGAGGCGGCCGAGGAACTCGCCGATGTCATCTTGTTTCGCGGGCAAGAGGACATCGAGGAGGCCGGTAATTTTGGCGGTCGCTGGACCGAGGCCCTGCACGCCGACGTCACGGAGACACAGCGCACCATCCGTCTCGATGTGGCGATGAAGCCGGACGGCCCCCCGGTCATTTACTGGAAGGTCTTCGAGTACGGCGCGACACTCCACCCAAAAACACGCAAGTATATGTGGTTACCATTCATCGGGGTTGACCGTGAGGAAGCAGGCATAGACGTATGGCCCAGCGTGTACGGGATGGATAAACTGGACTATTTTGTCAGCAAGGCGGGAAACCCCATCCTTGCTGATAAGGAAACTGGGCAACCGCTCTACGTTGGCAAGTCTGAGGTTACTATCCCCAAGAAGTTTCACCTGCATGAGATAATCAAGGAGGAGGCGCAGAAGGCAAAGGCTGTTTTCCGTCGCATTCTCAAGGAGAACCTCAGTGGCTGACGAAGATGCCCTGTTAACCGCAAAATGGGTCCTCGCCCCCGGTGATGACCTCGTCAATAAGTCGACGGAGCTGGGCAAGGCTATCGGCAAGGCTATCGGCAAGGCAGTCAGTGACAGCATACAGATCGACCTTAGCAAATTCAGTACTACTGGTAATGCGGGGGGTTTAACCGAGCAAATTGCTAAGAACGTTACCGAGCACGTTAGTAAGCCGAGAATTGGCGCCTCGTCTAACGAGGAAAGAGAAGCGGCAGGAAGTCGAGAGGCCGTTCTAAAACGCATTGAACCAGCGGTCGCAGTACTGGAGAGTATTGCAGCTATCTCCCGGGGGAGAGCCTCAATTGGTCTTCTCGCTAATCAACTTCTCAAGCCATTCTTAGAAAGAGCACAAGAGCGGGAAGGTGCTGCGGGGGGTGCTACTGGGCACGCTGCTGGGGCCCGTCTTGCCGACGCCATCGGTACTGGATTCCTTGGCAGGCTCACTGACATCGCTGCGGGCGCTGCACTTGGAGGCGCACTTGGAGGCGCCCCCGGCGCCGCGGTCGGGGGTGTGTTGGCCGCGGGCGGAAGCCTGCGTACAGCTGGTGCCGTTGGTATCGCAGTGGACACCGTACAAACAGCCCTAGAGGCTGGTGAGGCAGTAGCCAAGTTTGGCGAAAAGTCCGCTCATGCGTCCATCCAGCTCCTGAACATGTCAAAATTGATGGGGATCACGGGGAAAGATTTCCTTGACCTCCGTCTTGTCGCAGCGAAGTCCGGGGTAGATGTTGATGAATTTACTGGTAGTTTTCAGCGCCTTGGGATTGTAGCACAGCGCCGGTTGCCTGAAATCCGTAAGCAGTATGAAGATGCCGGCGATACGTTGCAGGCGTCTAGCCTCAAGATCGTAAATGCCCAGGGCGCTGCAGCCAAGGCCCGGATCGCTCTTGACCAGGCCCCACAGCATGCTGCGTTGGAGGAGAAACGAGGGGCCCTGTCTGTCGAAGGGGCACAGTTTGGTGTCCGGGGGGCCGAGCTATCAACACAGGCGGCCCGGGAGAAGTATCGCCAGATTGTGTTCGGCGAGACCCCCGACCCGGCGGATGTTGAGCGCAGACAAAAGGCACAAGCTAAACTCGCACTCGACAATGCCAAGCACAATGAGGAACAGGCCAGGACTCAGGAAAAGGAAATTCGACTTGCTGAAGATAAGCGTAAGGCCGAAAAACTTTCCGGTCTAGGCATTGAGGATCAAGCGCAGCAACAAGCGGAAGCCACTGCATTAGCGCAGAGGCGAGCGGAGAAGGAGGGGACACGGTTACCTTACACCCTACCCTCCGAGGTCGAGAGATACCTCAGAGGAGAGAGAGCACTAAACCCGCGAGATATTGAACCCGAGGCATTTCAAGCTGCGATATTCAATCTGGGCGGGGGTGAGGCCGGGGGCATAATCAAGGCACTCAGGGCCGCAGTGCAGGGGCCATTCACGGAGGCAGGCCTCACGGCTGGCGAGAAAATAGGAAAAATCAGCGAGGCTGTCCCCGGCATATTGCGCGGGGGCGGTAATGCTGAGGACTACCTCAGATTTATCGAAGTCCCGCAGACGTTAACTCACCACGAGGAAGAGGCGAACCAAAAAGCTTTTGAAGAGGCGGTTAAGAACAGACAGAAGAATCTAGAAACTATTAGCGAACATGCAGTCAACGCTGCTGAACGAAGCCGTGATATCACCGCAATCGGCTCAAAACCCGGTGTGCAGGCTATTTCTCAAGCGTTTGATACTGTCTCTAACGCCATTATTACCAAGGGCATAGGTCTCGCTGAAAAATTGGCGGAAGTAGCCAGTAGAATAGCCGCGGCAGGTAAAGGAGGCGAGGGCACCACCGCTGTAGAACCATCCCGCGACGATACTGATAAGCATGCATCTGGGGGCCTTATCGGAGGCTACGGCAGTGGCACATCAGACAGCAATTTGATTTACGCCTCTAAAGGCGAGTACATGATCCGTGCAGACGGATCGAATCTTAATGATGCAATCTCGCACTTTATCCCGGGATACGCCGGGGGCGGCGAGATTAACCCCGATGACAAACTTCGTCGACAAAAAGAGGAAGAACGACGAAAGAAGGCCAAGGAGCTAGCCGACAGGAGAAAGTTTGAATTTAAAGATGTACCGACTGGCTCTGCCGACGAACAGCGCAAGGTATTCGAACAGTTTGGATTTAAATACTCACCTTCCGGTGGCTCCAGTGAACGCAAAAAAGCGTTCGAACGGTTCGGGTTCAAGTTTCTCCCAGGCATTGACCTAAAGCAACCGACAGATAAACCAGCGTGGCACAGAGACAGCAAGGGTAGCTTTGTAGACGAGAATGGTATTACAGTTGACGGGCATGGGCGATACACTAGCAAAGACGGTCCAGGAGCAACATCCCCGGCGCCAGCAGATCAGCAGTACCCCGTTACACCTGCAACCCGTGCAGAGGCCTTACAGTACCAACCACGTAAAGGCGTATCTGAACCGGGCAACATTTATTATGAGAGCAGTGTCTGGAGACCAACTAAGAATGGCAACTTAGTTGACCAGTACGGGACCATTGTTGACAAGCAAGGGCGGTATATCAAGAAGGGTGTGCCCGCGCCTGTACAGCCAGGGGAGAAAACGGAAGGCCCCCCGGTCCCAAAGATATCTACGACCGAACACACCGCGTCTGCTTTACCGACACCGGAGCCAGTATCATCTACAGCTCACGCTACGTCGGCAGAGCCCCATGCTACATCGGCAGAACAAATCCCTACCCCCCGTCCCCCTCCATTTGGAACGAGGCCGCAGGCAGATTTACCTGTTGAGGGCGGGTTTGAACCAACAGTGATCTCTCCACCAGAATATCAGTCTCGCTTACCTGAGACAAGCTTTGGCGGGCCCGCTGGGGACTTCTTATCCAGGCTCACAGAGGCCAGCGGCCAACGATCTAAGGGGTTTACCCCTCCAACTTTCGAGCAATCTGCAAAGCGGACCGTGGGGCCAAAATTGCCTGGCGGGCAGACTCTAGAGAACATAGTTAGTGGCATAGGGTCAGCGATAGGGAGTGTTGGAGAGGCTTTCAGCAGGTCGAGCAATTATGACCCCACCGCCGAGTACCGGAAAGGCGCACGCGCGGCCCCATCGGCCGGAGATCAACCGGCCCCCCCGGCCGCGGAGGATAAGGATGGGTATGCCACCGGGGGCCTGATACGCGCATCCAAGGGTGAGTACAAGGTCAACTCCGACGGTTCCAACCTCGGGGGCGCTCTCCGGCACTTCCTGCCCGGGTACGCGGATGGGGGCCCCATCGACGTTAGTAACATTCTGTTGCGCAACACGGGTCCGACGCCAGATGCGGGGGTTAGACCGAACGCCATGATGGAGAGTGGTCTCGAGCAGGCAGCCGCGATGATGGGCAACAGTTTTATGGCCAGTGTAGCAGCGATGAACAGCACTACCCCTGGACCATATGTGGCGAACAATGACGGGGGAGGGGTGCACATGGGACAGGGACTCCTTGCCGGCTACCATGCCCTAGACATACGGACCAATTCCGGGACAATCCCGACGTTTGTAAATAACGACGTCATGACGGAACTCCAGTCCTCCGCCCTGGGCGCCAAGATAAGCTCCACGGGCGTGCGTCCGAGTTGGTATTCGTAGCATGTTCAACCCCACGAACGGTACGCTCCTTGTTATTACGCCCTTGTCAGGGGCCAGTACCCCAGTGCTCACACCATACTCCGCCAGGGGCCTTACCCAGACCTATGAGGTGTTGAAAACTGACGGTGCCAATGCCTGGCTCCGACGTGACGTAAATGCTGTGCTTCAGTCCTTGGCCGATACCCGATTTCGCAAGTACCGGACAACGATCACCTGTGTCGATGGCGAGACGCCTTGCCTCGATGACGCCTGGATCGGGCAAGAGGTCACGATCGATTGTGCATTTGAGTTCTCGTACCCGACTGGAGGTACTCCGGCCCGCGCCGTCGTGTCCGGGTCGGAACGAACGCAGGGTGGTATCACGTATTACCGGCCGCAGTTGTTGTGCCTAATCTCTGATATAAAGGTGCCGGGGTTCCAGGAGTGGCAGGCGAAGTACTCCTGGCAAATAAATGCTGAAGAGAAATAATGCAACACGGCGGTAGGGAGTACACGTTCTACTTTGCCTGGGTCCCAATGGGGACGCCATGGGACGTGTCCCTGGCACGCCTTGACGAGAACATTTTCAATCTACGGATTGAGCATGACGAGGGGCAAATACCGACTGCCGTCATCGAGATCAGGAACCCGCGGCGTGGTCTGATTGATCCACACCTGATGGTGTGGGCATGGATTAGCTTCTCATACGATGAATGTGGCCCGTTCCCATTGTTCTATGGCCGTTTAATCGGTGTACCGGAGCGCATGCTCTTTAACACTGTTAAAGTGAAATTTCTGGCACGCGCCCACGACTATATTCAGCAGAAACAGACCATTGCCGAAAAGCTTAAGGTCTCACCGAACTACGATTACATCTGGTTGGATGAAATGAAGCGCGATGACCCCGATTCCATAATCGAGGGATGGTCAGCGCTTTATCACGTCGATCGTGTCAGTCTCGCTGTATCGGCCAGTGATATATTACTGGGTGAGGATGGTACGGTAGATTTTGCCGACGAGGAAATATTCCATGACTCCGTCGACTTTACCACGTTGCAGTCACCTCTGATAGCCGTGAATGTCAAAGCCGAAGTTAGCTGGAACCAACAGGTCGGGGGCAGTTTTGCTTTGGGGAGTTGGGCCTTTCCTACCTTGGGTGGCGAGCCTTTCGTTGGTGCATGGCCACAGTCTGGGCAACCCCTAGGCGGGGGCTGGTATGTGGGGATTGCTTGGGCAGGTGAACGGGACCCTGACCCCGCGCAACTAGCACTGTTAACGCAGGCGCCGCAAGTAACCAGCTTTACTTATCAGTGGGTCAATACATCGAAAACGCACACCACTGGTGACACTATGTCAGTTTCGATCAACTATACCCCCCCGTGGGGTAACCAGATCATACTGAAACAGAGCAGTCAGGTAGGGATTATCAACCCGTATAGTTTAGATGCCCAAGGTAACCCTGACCCGACCAATATCCCGGCTAAGGCCAGTATAGACTGGTTTTGCTATAAGACCTACCAACTAGGTTTTGAGGGCAAGCAGTCGCTTGCCGTTCTTTCAGTGGCCTACTTTGCTGACCGCAAGCGTGTAGAGCGTTGCGAATTGACCGTAAAGGCTGACGTACAGCCCTTGCTAGTTGACCCCACTGTCGCCGAGGACACTGAGACCATAGTTCTGAAAAGTTCGGCTCTTACTGAGCCCAATTACGATCTAGATAACTGGAGTACCGTCGGTGGGGGTAAGCCAGTAGGTATTGGTACCATAATTTTTCCTGACAATCCCGGTGTTCCTGGACAAACTAGCTCACAAATCTGTGTTTCTGGGGGCATTACCGGAATGGAGGAACCGATTTTCTCCAATGTCCCTGGTCAGACCACACTGGATGGTTCAGTGCTGTGGGCAAGTCTCGGTGACACGCCACCGCCTAGCTCGGCACAGGACTGGGTGCCTGCTGCTATGGTAGGGATAGGAACACTAATTATCCCTAGACCAGTTCTCGGTGTCC